AAGCCATGCTGCTGAACTGCTTGAAAGCCCCGTCACGGCTCGGGACCACTTCGCCTTGGAAGCGGTCCCGGCTGTGCCGGATGTTCAGCGGGTTGTTGTTCCGTATTCCTCTCGGTGTCGGCATGATATGCGTGTTTGTTGGGGCGCACCTGCGTGTGCGCCCGGTCTATTTCGGTTTGTTGGGGCGCACCTGCGTGTGCGCCCGGTTATTATTGTCAGCTTGCGTGGTATTCCTGGATCAATCCCAGCACACCCTTGCCGTCGCCTCTGCGGGCACGGCCGCCCAGGCGCTGCAGGAAGCTGTAAATGTCCCCGTAATAGGTAGGGTCGCCCTCCTTGCTGAACATCTGCGTGGAACCCATGGCACGGGCCACACACGACGGATGCCAGAACAGGCCGTAGCAACAGTCGGTCGTACCCTCCTTCTTCTCGCCGCGCTCAATGGCCTCGTAGTCCTCCACGGTATAGGTGAGGTCGTTGCCGGTCCATTTGAAGTACTTGTTGCCGGTCACAGCGGTCAGGGTGGAGTTGGAAGCCAGCAGGGTAGTGGCGCGTTCCTCAATGGTAAAACTCTCCAGTTTGATAAGTCTGCCGGTCGCATTGTCGTAGATTGCGCTCAGGTTCTCGTTATGAGAGTTGCGGACATCGGAGCAGAGCTGCTCGTACATCTCGGAATTGAGCACTACGTAGCGATCGTTCTTGGGGATGCCCCATTTGTTGAAGATGAACTTTGCCTTGGCGAAATCCTCCACCGTCACGCCGGTTCTCAAGTTGGAGCCGTGGATGGTGTTTTTGGCATCCTTGGTGCCGGTGGCTTTGATGAAGAAGGTGGGTCGCCAGTTGTAGAGCATGGCTTCGGCGGTCAGCTGGTGCAGGTACGCCATATCCTCGGTCATACAGCTGTCCATCTTGTCATAGCTCAACTCCACTTTGTCGGCATACGGGATAAAGCGCGGGTCGGTGGTGAACTCGTCCAAAGCGTAAGTGATGTCCACGTCCTTTCTGCGCGTGATGGTTGCCGGGAGCGAGGATCTGTTGCGCTGCACACCGCTGGGCGAGCCCGCCTGCGGAATATGCACCACCGTTCCACCGATCACATACTGCGACTCATCGACGGAGTGCAAGAGAAACTCGTTGGTCTTGAAAAGGTTCCCGATGATATAGTCAGTCCAGATTTCCGGAGTGACGGCCATTCCCAGGGAACCGGCGGGAACATGCACCAGGTTGGCGGCCACGAAGGTGGCGGCGCCCACGGCGGGAACGGTGGCCGCCCCCACAAAGCACGACACCATCAGTGCCATGCACAAACTCATAATGAATCTCAATCTTTTTTTCATTTCTTTCGGTTTTGGTTGTTAACTGATAGCAATCCATGCGGATCCGTCCCACATATATTGTTTCGCCTTGGTGGTGTTGGCGGTGCCGCTGATGGTGTCCACCGTGGTGGCGGCGTCCTGTTTCACGGTCACAGCGCGGGCGGTGCCGTCGCTGGCGGCTTTCACCACCACTTTTGCGCCGATGTTCAGGCTGTCGCCGGGGGTGAGGGTCAAGGTGGCCGCCGCTTCAAGCGTGCCAAGATCAACAATGGTGGTGTCGCGCTCCACTTTCACCTCTGCGGCGTTGGAGCTGAGGGTGGGTTCCACAAACTCTGCGGTGGGGAATACTACCTCCACCTTTTTGTCGGCGTCCTTCTCAATGTTGGGCGCCACAAAGTTGTAACTTGCGTTGGTCTCTTTTCTGATATACGACATAATGCTTAGTTTTTGGGGTCGCATCCGAACTTCGCCTTGTAAAGCTCGGCATAGCGGCCGGGGTTGTTCTTTTTGAGGTTTTCCAACTTACCGGTGCGGTGGTACTTGTCCCAGTCCCAGCCGTCCTCTTCTTTCGGGGTCGCGCCCGTTTCCAGGCTGTCCTTCACACGTGTCACCGGCTTCATCCTGTTCAGGATTTTCTCGGTGTTCTCATAGTCCTGCTCGGCCAGGCGGGTGTAGGCCTCGCGGTCGTCTTCGCCGATGCGTTTGTCGGCAACGGCGGCGTCGATGAGATTCTTCACCTTGCCGCGCTCAAACTCCTGAAGGCGGTTCTCCAGGTTGGAGACCTTTTCCTTTTCAGCTTGCAGCTGCTGGCGGAGGGTGGCTCTCTCATTCACCACACCGCGCACACTCTCCAGCACTTCGGCCTCCGTGGAGGTCTCGCTGATGTTCAGTGCGGCGGCAAATGCTTTTTCATCCATCTTTTGCTGTTTTAAGTTAATAATTTGGTTATTGTAGTAGTTGAAGGCGCTGCGGGCATCCGTAACGGTCTCCAACTCCCTTATATTCATATTGGTGTTCACAATCTCGTCACACAGTCCGGCCTGCACTGCCTCCTCAGCGCTCAACCAGTGGTCCACGCCGTCAAAATAGAGGCTGCGGGTCTCCTCAGCGGTGCGTCCGATGCGGGAGGCCGTCATCTCGATGAGCGTCTTTTCAAAGCTGTCCATCATGTCGGCGGCGGCGCGGGTTTCGTCACTGTTGCCATACACGTAGCCGCTCACGCGGTGGTACATGAACTTGGCGTGGCGGGCAGCCTTCACCCGGTGCTTCGGATTGGTGATCAGCACAGCCATCATCGAGGCCGCAATGCCGTCCACCACCCAGGTTATGTCCACGTCCGTGCGGTCCAGGTAGTTGAACAGGGCGCTGCCCTGTGCCACCTCACCACCATCGCTGTTCACGTAGAATGTGAACGAGCGCACACCCTCCTTCCGTTTCGCCTCGATGGTGGCGATCAGCTCGTTGGTGTCGATGTCCAGCCCGCGTCCGATAATGCCGTAAAGGTACATCTCGAACCCCTCATTTTTCTTTGCTGTTTTGCTCTGCTTTGTCATTCCTTTTTCAAAATCAGCGGCAAAAATACAGCCCTCCCGCGACATATTTTTATTTTGTATCTATCAATGATATAGCCATATACACCATTGCCACATTCACAACTTCCATTGTGTTTACGCGCTATTTTTGCCGTGATTTTTCAAGATGGAATTATGGCAGAACTGACAAGAGAACAGAAAAAGGACTACGCCCGCCAGTTATACTTGAACGATTCAAGTATAACCCAGGCCGAGATTGCCGAGCGTGTGGGAGTGAGCAAGGTGACGGTGTGCAAATGGGTGAAAGAAGGCAAGTGGGAGGAACTGCAGACCTCGCTGCTGGTTGGCAAGGATGTGCAGCTCGCACGGCTCTACGGGCAGCTCAAGCGCCTCAACGACGCCATTGAGGGGCGCGAGGAGGGCGAGAACTTTGCCGGATCCAAAGAAGCGGACACCATTGTCAAGATCACCACCGCCATCAAGAATCTGGAAACCGAAACCAACATAGCCGAGAAGATGGCCACCGGCAAGGAGTTCCTCTCCTTTGTGCGCAAAACCTCCGGGTTCGACACCAGCAAGGAGGTCGCCCGCCTCTTCAACGCCTACATCAAATCCTGTCTCTGATATGGCCAAGATACGCAAACCCACGGACAAGCAGCTGCTCAAGGACTGGGAGGAATACTACAGCCAGTTCATCTCCGACGTGGAGGTTGACAGCTCCGAAAGCGAGATAGAGCAACAGAAACGCATCGCGCATCTCGAAGCCAATCCGGAGGAGTGGTTCAAATACTATTTCCCGAAATACTGCACCGCCGAACCCGCGCCGTTCCACATTGCGGCCACCAAACGCCTGTTCGCGCACCGCCGCTGGTACGAGGTGCGGGCATGGAGCCGCGAGCTGGCCAAGTCGGCGCGTTCCATGTTCGAGGTGCTCTATCTGGCCCTCACCGGTAGGATCCGCAACTTCCTGCTGGTGTCCAATAGCTACGACAACGCCTGCCGTCTCATGCTGCCGTTCAGGATGCAGCTGGAGAAAAACCTGCGCATCATCAACGACTATGGTGAGCAGAAGGTGGAAGGACACTGGGAGGACGGCGAGTTTGTCGCCAAGTGCGGCTGCTCGTTCAGAGCCTTGGGTGCGGGGCAGTCTCCCCGTGGTACCCGCAACGAGGCCGCTCGCCCCGACTTTATCCTCATCGACGATATAGACACCGATGAGGAGTGCCGCAACCCCGACCGCATAAAGCAAAAGTGGGACTGGATCGAGCAGGCGCTCATCCCTACCATCTCCGTGTCCGGCGACGCCCGCATCATGTTCAACGGCAACGTCATCGCCAAGGACTGCTGCATCGCCCGCGCCGGCAAGGCTGCCGACAAGTTCGACATCGTGAACATCCGCGACAAAAACGGGAAATCATCCTGGAGCAAGAACAGCGAGGAGGACATCGACTTCATCCTCTCAAAGATCAGCACCCGCGCCGCCCAGCAGGAATACTTCAACAACCCGCTGTCGGAAGGCGACGTGTTCAAAGAGCTCACATGGGGCAAGGTTCCCAAGATCAACCGTTTCCGGTACATCATCATCTACGGCGACCCGTCGCCGTCCAACTCCAAGAACAAGGCCGGATCCATGAAGGCAATCAGTGCCGTGGGACTGCTCGACGACATTTATTACATTTTGGACTGCCGCCTCGATCATGCCACCAACGCTGAGTTTGTGGACTGGTTCTACGACATCAACGAGGGTTTCGGCAACACCACCGCGCAGCTCTACAACTACGTGGAGAACAACACCCTTCAGGATCCTTTCTACGAGCAGGTTTTCAAACCCCTGTTCGCGGCCAAGGCAAAGGAGAAGGGCTACTATCTGAACATGGTGCCCGATGACAGGGGCAAGCCGGACAAATACGACCGCATAGAGGGCAATTTGGAACCCCTCAACCGGGAATGCCGCCTTGTGTTCAACGAGGCGAAGCGGGGCAATCCGCACATGGAGCGGCTGGCCGAACAGTTCCTGCTTGTGAGCCCGCAGCTCAAAGCCCCAGCCGATGGACCCGACAGTGTGGAGGGCGCAGTGTTCGTGGCCGGGCAGAAAGCGCTGGAGCGGTCTGGAGAAATGCTGACTATGGGCAGACGCCCACGCAATAAACGACGTGTTTAACCTTAAATGTTTCACCAAAAAAAATGATTGAATTATGCAAACGACTTATCAGGTATCTTCAGGTACGCAACGCCATCCGTCATGCAGACAGGATGCAAAAGTTGACCGGCAAGCGCCACTATGTTATACAAGTGTTCGGAAAGATCAGGGTGTACGACCGCTTTCGTATCAACCTGCTTATCAGGGATGGCATTCTGCACAAAAGGCTTAGGGACAGCGTGGAGCTGACCCGGGTGTGCCTCTATTACACAAAACCCAAAAAAGATTAGCGACATGTATCTGCAACCCGAAGACCTCGAAAGAGGCGCACGCGGCGAACATATCGCCGTGGTGGCTCGCACTGTTGAAAATATGAACCAGGCCATCACCGAGGCGCAGGCTGAAGTGGAGAGCTATCTCACCGCCCGTTACGACATCCGGGCGGAGTTCGCCAGAACCGGCGACAGCCGCCTGCCCATGGTGGTGAAGCTCGTGAGGGACATCGCCCTCTACAACTGCTTCTGCATCGCCAGCCCCGTGTCGATGCCCGAAAGCCGCGTCACGGCCTACAACAACGCCATACGCTACCTCAAGGAGGTGCAGGCCGAGAGGGCCTCCATCGACGGACTGACCCGCCTCACCGGACCCACCGGCACTTCCTCCTACGTCTCCTTCGGAGGCAACCGCAAACGCAAAAACCAATACTGACCCATGGCTGTAAAGAGAAAACAGGGGAAGACCCCCGACAACATCATAGTGCAGAACATCCAGATCCACAACGCCCCGCACAACACGCAGGACATTGAGAACTGGAAGAACGCCATCCGGGCGTTCGAGAACATCACCAACCCCAACCGCACCTACCTCTACGACCTCTACGATGACATCCTGCTCGACGGGCAGATCGAGGCCACCTGGGGCAAACGCCAGGACGCGGTGCTCAACAAAGAGCTGGTGTTCGTGCGCGACGGCGTGGAGGACGAGGAAATCTCCTCCCTGCTCAACTCGCCCGATATGCGCCTGCTTATCCGCGACCTGCACAACAGCATCGCCTGGGGCTACACGCTCATCCAGGTGAACAATGTGTACTTCGACGAGGACGAGGAGACCTACAAGATCGACTACGACCTCATACCCCGCAAGCACGTGCATCCGGAGGATGGCTTCGAGTGCGTGAGCCGCCAGCAGTCATTGGTGTCGAAAGA